AGAGCACGTGCCATTGTGGTCCGTGGCGAGATAACAGACACTGAGCTGATTTCATCTGGTTCTGGTTATAAGGTTCCTCCACAAATCCTCTTTACTAGAGGTTACTTTGTGTTCCGTAAGGATCCTCTGAGTGTTGTTAAATTTACGACGTTTGGTATTGAACCTCCGAAGATTGATTCTCCTGTCAATGTTCAAAGCTTCCTACAAACCATTTTCAAAGGTGGCGATCAAACTCGCTGGTCGATATTCAATTCTCTTGCTCCTATTGGCACAAATCTTGTATTCGGTAATGCTGGTGCGCCAATCTACCAAACCAAGAAATACTATGACGGTCGTGTAATCATTCAGAAGATTCTCGATCTTGGACCTGAGATGCATCCTCAGCCTGAGATTTATATTAACCTGGCACCAGAGCAAGTTCTTTGTGAGTGGAAAGAAACTCGCGCTATGCAGTCTATAATGACTGGTGGTGTCCAGGGTATGTCTGTTGCTATTATTAGACATAAGAAGTCTGAAACCAAGGTTCAATATAATGCTGGTGTTGTTGAGAAGAGAGCTTTCAACAATCCCAATATGATTGGTTTCGATACCTTTAACACTGGTTCTCTTGGATTGACTATTGGTTCATTGGAATCTATGAAGTTTGAGATCCAACCTCAATCTAATAGAACTACTGGACAGAACGGTTACTACACTGATGCTTTTGGTAGACAGATTAATTACATAATGGGTGATATGAATATTGCATTCTGGTCTAACCTGTATCCCAATCTGACTATTGGTGATTTTGAGAATAAAGAAATTCTCAACTCTCAGGTATATGCAGAGGGAGAACAGAATTACTTCCGTTATCAACAGGGTGCCGAGTTCCACTTCAGAACTACCAGCAAAGCTATGGTTCTGGATAATACATTCGGAGATGATGTTGTTCTCGTGAGTAGCACTGCAGGATTCCCAGCTTCAGGCGGCAAGTTTATCGTTGCTGTTCCTGGTACTGATAAGAGAGAAGAAATGACTTACACTTCTGCCACCAGCGATAGATTCCTTGGTGTTCAGAGATTGAATCCTCTCAGCACAGTAGAAGAAGGTTCACGGTTTACCGTTATGCCTATGAGTCCTAATAATTTCAATGTGTCAGTTGCTAATGGTGGTACTGGATTGAGTTATAACGGATTCTTTGCTTCCGATGTTCAATATTATATTTTCTACGGTGGTACTACTAACGGAAATAGATGGATTGAGTGGCAATTCAGCACAGCTGATGAGATCGCAACATTCCAGAATCACACCACTATTACCACTGAATACATAAGGGGTAATAATTCTAATGGTGGTGAAACACCAGGACAAGATCTAGAATGCTTCTTCTGGACCCAAGCAACTGGTTATGTTAAAGCGGGTAATGTTTGGGAATATAATACCGCCAACATCACTAATGATGTAGGCATTGATTGGAGCACCACAACTCTTACTATTCCAGCAACTGTCCAAACTGAAATTAATGCTGGAAATAGCTTCAAATTATATTACCATCAGATCGGCATTCAAGCAAATGCTGCCGATTACTTCGGAATTAGAACTTGGTGGTTGGATGACATCGACAGCGAACCTACTTATCCAGTGGGATCTGTTGTTATGACTGCCAACAAAATATAATTAAATCCACTAAATATAAATAACCTCGGATCCAGTCTCAGTATACGAAAATCCAATGTCTGCAATTATCACTGATCTTTTTAGAATTCATAATGCACAGCAGTTCGTTGAGGCGCTGGCGGAACCTGACACTGCTTCTCCTGCAGAGGAAACGGCAGCTGAGTCTGGTACCCAACGTACTCGATTGTACTTCTTTATTGGACGCCCTCAAGAGTGGCGTGCGTACTTAGAATTGTACGCAATCAATAACACTTTCCAAGAAGGCGAGATCGTCTATCAGGGTTCTTCTTATCCTGGTGGCGCTACCGTCTATGGTACGGTCGAAAAAGTGTTCCCCAACTCGGTTCTTCTCTCTGGCGTTAACGGCGCTTCTGGTCAGAACTCCAACTTTGTTGCGGGTGTAACTGTTACAGGTAACACAGGTGGAGCTACTGCTAAGGCAGGTGTGTGGAGAACTGGTACTGAGAACACCCCCACACAACCTTTCGACTCGCAGGAAGAAAAGTTTGAGATCTTCGATGATATGATCTCATTGAAGCGTGTTAAGAAGGATGACGTGACCTTTGTGGTCAAGCGTTATAACTTCGGTGCCAACACCGTGTACGATATGTACAAGCCTGACTATAGCAGCGCCAAAACTGCTGCAACAGGTGCAACCTCTCTGTTTGCTTCCACGTTCTATGTGATGAACAGCAGCTATGAGGTGTTCAAATGCATTTACAACGGTCAGACCCCTACCGATCCTAACGGTGTGGTCTCTGTGACCGAACCCACCAAGGTCCAGTCGATCTCTGGTATCTTTATCGAACCCGAAGATCCTGGCAACCCTGGTTTCCGTACTGACGGTAAGCGTCCGTACGTTTGGAAGTATATGTACACCATCCCTACTGATAGTGTGCTGAAGTTCCTGTCTACTGACTTCCTTCCCATCGTGGAAGAGACCGCAGTGACAACCGCAGCTGTTGACGGTGCTATCGACACTATTTTGGTTACCGATGCTGGTACCAACTATGACCCTGGTACTTACTATGCTCCTATTCAGGGCAATGGTGCTGGCGGTATCGCTAAGCTGGTTGTTGATGCTGGTGCAATTGTTGAGGCAAGTCTCCAAGCAAATGGTACAGGTTATACCTATGCTTCTATCAACCTGAGCGATGTCTACAGCGATGCTGCTCTGACTACTCCTTCTAACATTGACGCCAACAGCGATGCTACTGGTGGTGCTCTGGAAGTGATCATTCCTCCTCAGGGTGGTCACGGTAAGGATCCTGTTGAGGAGCTGGGTGGTAAGCGTGTGATGATTAACACTCGCTTGACCTATGATGAAGGTGAGGGCGACTTCCCGACTGATAACGACTTCCGTCGTATCGGTCTGCTGCGCGACCCTTACAACTACAACTCCACCGACTTTGCTACTGCTGATAACCTGAGTGCTACTCCTGCACTCAAAGTGCAGAACCCCTCTGGTGACTTCTTCGTTGACGAAGAGATCTCCCAAACTTACACTGATGGCAATGGCGACACTGTTATCGCTAAAGCTACTGTGGTTTCTTGGAAGGGTACTGTTGACGGTGTGACCTACAACATCCTGAAGTACTTCCAGTCTCCCGATCGTCACACCCATAACGGTGTTGTGTATCCGTTTGATAATGGTGCTGATACGGTGTCTGGCGGAACTTCGCTTTCTACTGCTACGGTAAATAGTACATATAATACTCCTGGTGGTCAGACTGACGGCGGTGTTATCTTTGCTTCTGGTCTCGCTAATCCCGAAATCGAAGGCAACTCTGGTGACATCATCTATATCGAAAACCGTCGCGCCATTTCTCGTGCTTCTGACCAGATTGAGGACATTAAACTCGTTGTCGAGTTCTAATTCATAACAGAGACCTAAGAGATGCCACAAAATACTAACCTGAATAGATCCCCGTATTTCGACGACTTTGATGCGGGGAAAAACTTCTATAGGATTCTGTTCAGACCAGGGTACTCGATCCAAGCGAGAGAGTTGACCCAGCTGCAGTCTATGCTGCAGGATCAAGTCGAACAGGTGGGCAACAGTATGTTTAAACAGGGTCAAATGGTGATCCCTGGTGAAGTCTCGTATTCCGATACGTATGACTATGTTAAGTTAAGTAGCGTCTCTCAGGTTGCACAGAATGTAAATGGCGAGATCAATTTCGTCAAATACAATATTTCACAGCTGGTTGGCAGAATTCTTGTTGGTCAGACTTCTGGTGTCAAGGCATTTGTTGATAACTATTCTTTCGAGACTACAACAGATGCCGACACTATTTTTGTTAAGTATGTCAGTTCAGGTGCCGATAACACCGACGTTAAGTTTAGACAAGGCGAATCTCTTAAATTAGAATCTGCAACTACTGACAACGATCCCACATTAGTTGTTGGTACAGATGGCATCAAACCAGCAGATACTCCTGCTATGGGGTTTGGTTCTGCTGTCAACGTCCAAAAAGGTATTTACTTTATTAACGGTCACTTCGTTCAAAACGAAGCTCAGACTTTGATCTTGGAGAAGTATAGTCGTACTTCTTCGTATAAAGTTGGTTGGGATATTACAGAAACTATCGTCACCCCAGAGGACGATCCATCCCTGAAAGATAACGCTCAGGGTTACTCTAACTATTCAGCTCCTGGTGCTCATAGACTGAAGATTAATCTTTCTCTACAAAAGTTTAAGATCGATGCACCTTCAAATAAGAATTTTGTCCAACTAGTTTATCTTCAAGAAGGCAAGATTCAAAGACAAATTAAACAAACTCCTCCCAGTCAGATTGAGGAGATTCTTGCGCGTAGAACATATGATGAGTCTGGAGACTACATCGTCAAGAACTTTATTGCCGATCTGAAAGAGTACTACAACTCAGATGGATCTGGTTTCTATAGCACTGATGCTAATGGTCTCATCAATGGATTAACTGAGTTGCAAGCTCAGGATAAACTCATTATGAGTATTGGTCCTGGTAAAGCTTATATTCGTGGTTACGAAGTTGAGAGTACCGATACTAAGTATATCGAATTAGATAAAGCGAAAGAAACACAAGACAGAGAAAATACAAGACTGTATTCCACAGCTTTACCAACTGTTGGTGTTCGTGGTGTGCACGGTACTGTTCCTATTAGTGCTACTAACGATGGCGAAGCAACTCCATTTAAGAAGGTTGACTTCTATCGTAAGTTTATCGACTCTTACTTAGGCACAAACGGTAAAAGCAATAGTGTTGATACTGGAGTTTTTGCAGCATCAGATTTCCGAGGTACAGCTTATAATAATGATATCGCCACGATGACAGTATGGGTTTATCCTGGTGTCGATCCTGTTAATGGCGATCCGATTGATCTTGCTACTAACACCACTGATATTGTCTATACTCCCCTCAAGACTGGTCAGTCAGCTACTGTCTTCCACTACAATGGTACGTCTTATGATGAGATCAAAGTGGTTGGTGCAAGATTTAACATCAACTATAAGACAGATCTGAATAGAGAAGTTCCTTGGATTGGGGATACTGCTGCTGGCGGTATGAGTGATGGTTCGGTTGACGTTGTTCACGAACTGGTCCTCAGAGGTCCAATTAAAGCTCTGTTTAGTATCCATCAGTCTTATCAAGCACACGGTCCAGTTAAACTTGGCGGTGCTGGTGGTGGCGCTGGAAATGGTATCTCGCTCTATGGCAATAATAGCGGCAGTACCTATTACGGTATGATTCTGGACTATACAGCTCCTGTTCATCCGATTATTGGTCGTGGTATTGCAAGAGACTTTAAGTTTGTCAAGTCTCCCACTGGATTTGATAAGACAAAAAATGTTTTCGCTTCTGACAGTCAGCAGGATACTACATTTACCTTTAGCTACACAAACCCGATTCTGTTTACCAGAATTGTTCTGACTGGTAACCACGCTTTTGAGACTGGTTCAAATATCCAAGGTTCTATCTCTGGTGCTACTGCAGTTGTCGAAGGTGGTCTGTCTGTGGGTCAAAATGACCCAGAAAATGCTGCTCTATCTCACGCTAATACACTTGTACTGTCAAGTATTGTTGGTGAGTTTGTAGAAGGTGAAGAAATCTTTGATATGGATGACAGTTCTAAATCCGCTGTCATTGCTGTCGAAGGTCGCATTAGTCACTTCACTGTTCCATATGGCGGTGAAAACTATGCCGACCAGATGGAGCTTAAAATTGGACAGAGACAATATAAAGGTAACTATGTAACTGTCAGAAGAGAGACTGGTGTTGATGGTATTAATGGGCAGCAAGATTATGTCCATTCTGTTTCATTTACAGATCTCGGCAGAAGAGAAATCACAGATACCTTTACTATTCCGCCAACTATTGAAGTGGTTGACACTGGTGGTGTTCATAGTGCAAGTGATGAGGATGCATATGTCAGAGCTTATCTTTACAAAAACGTAATCCAAACATTTGGTACTGAAGACCTGCGTTCTATCGGTATGACGCACGGTAGTTCTTCTAAAGTGTTCACAGCTGATATTCAGTATGCTGATGTTGATTACACTAATTTTGTAACTATCAGCAATAACTTACAGTACTCTGGTAGAGCTGATTGCGACTTCATTGAATCTACAAACTATACTGCACGTCCTGCAGATGAGTTGAAAGAAGATGATCTGATTCAAATTACTATCGATGGCATTACTTATCGTTATGAGGTTGCAAGTGCTTGTAATGCTTCTACAGATAAAGTTGGTAGAATCTATTTGAAGCAGCGTCTCTTAGTTGACTTTGACGCTATCACCGTTGCTAAAGTTTCGGCAAAGGTTAGCAACTCTGGTAGGTCCAGTCTTGTTCTTCCTCTGCCCAATAGTAAGATTGCGTCTATTCTTACTAACGACACCGATACAGGTATCACTTACTATTCAAGAAAGCAGTTTATTGAGTCCGTTACGATTGACGGCACAACGAATGCAATTAATATTGCTGCTCAGCTTGATTTTGGTCAGCAGCAATTTGCTCCTTTCAATCAAGGTGATTATGTAGTCGAAGTCTATAATGCTGGTGCAACTACTACCAGATACGGTAGTGCTACTGGAGATATTGTACAGGATGGTGACGTTCTGTATGTTGATTCTTCAATGGTCACTATCAATAGTGGTACAGCAGGAAACGTTGCTGGTTCTCTTGATATTAATCTGCCTTCGGATTATTTCTACCAATCTGGTGCATTGAATCTGGCAGATATGAAACTGAAGATTTCTTGCACTATTCAGACTCAGAAAGCAAAACCTAAGCTTAAGACTGCTGTCAAGAACTACAGAATTTCTATCGCTTCTGATATTGATAACGAAATTATTCCTCTTAGAGGCGACAACTACGATAATCCAACTGGACAAGTTAAGTCATTCTCTGATGTTTATAGACTGAGATATGTCTATGAAGGACAAGCTGGTATTGCACCTACAGTTAATGAAAATGGCGAAATTGTTGGAGATTCTGGTACCGATATTACTGATCATTTCTTATTTGATGATGGTCAGAGAGACTCTTTATATGATACGTCTTCTTTGATTAGAAAGCCTGGTTTCAGGACTCCTACTGGCACTTTAGTTATTGGTTTTGATTACTTCAAACATTCAGAAGGCGACTTCTTCGCAGTCGATTCTTATCTGCACGAAAACGGTGTTAGATATGAAGAGATTCCTGTTTTCACATCGAATGTTTATGGTAAAAAGTCTCTGGCAGACGTGATTGATTTCCGTCCTCTGGTTGGTACATCGGCATTTGTGCCTGGTTACCTTAACGCTAGTGTGATGGATCCTCAGTCCAACATTGCTGAGGTGTTTACCACTGGTGGCGTTACCGCTGCTTTACCTGCTGATACAGTTAGCACTTCTTCTATTCCTTACACATTTGCTTGTTATTACGAGTATTATGTGGACAGAATTGATACCATTTATCTCAAGAAAGATGGTAAGTTTATTGTCAAGAAGGGTGCAGGTTCCAATGATCCTCAGTCTGCACAAACTATCGACGAAGCAATTAAGGTCTTTAAGATCTATATCCCAGCTTTCACTGATAGTTTAAGAAAGGTCAAAATCTTCCCTGTTGAGAATAAGCGCTTTACAATGCGTGATATCTCTAAACTGGAAAAGAGAATTGAGCGTGTTGAAAGATATACAATGCTGTCTGTTCTTGAGCAGTCTGCGCTGAATACACAGATTAAGGATGCTAGTACTGGACTTGATAGATTTAAATCTGGTTTTGCTGTTGATAACTTTGAGAACTACAGTCTCTCTAATATCAATAGCGTAGATTTTAAAGCTGCACTTGATCTGACCCGTGGTGCTCTGCGTCCTGAGTCTAAAGAGACTAGTATTACTCTTTCGGAATTAGATCCGTCACCCACTTCTAGATTGTTGGCAAATTATGTTGTCAACCACGGTATGGTTACCCTGCCGTTCACCCAAACAGTTCTGGCACAAAACGTTTTTGCTACTGAAACTATCTCTGTCAATCCTTTCTTGATCTTTGCATTTAAGGGATCTGCAGAACTGACACCTAATGTTGATCCTTGGTTTGACGAGTATCAACTTCCTTCTTTGAACAATAACGACAACCAGACTCTCGATCCTCTGGAAGTTTATGAAGATGGAGATATTGCTCTGTCTCAGATTCACGATGTCAGTAAGATTACTATTCTCGGTAATGACTCGGAGTTTAGTAATGTCAATTCTTTAAGTTCTGATGCTCCTGATACTGCCGAAGCTGAGGTTGTTCAGTCTAAGATTACTAGTTCTTCTAACCTAGCAGCTCAGAACACAGAACTTCCGCTGCAGCAAAGTAGCACTACTATTGGAGAAAAAACTCTTTCTACTTCCCTTACACTCTATGTCAAGGAGCAGTATGTAGAGTTCCATCTTCGTAAGATGAAACCAAACACCAGATTGTATCCTTTCTTGGATAATATTAATATTTCTGGGTACGTTGTTCCCGATCGTAATTATTCGGGTACTCCTGGTTCTTCTCTCGGATTGTGGGCAGAAAACATTGTTACAGATGATGCTGGTAATGCGTCTGGTGTTATCCTTATTCCTTCGGGAAGAAAACCAGCTGCTGATACCAATTATCAGGAAAATATCGATGACTTGACTTTTGACCCTACTATTGGTCTTAAGTTCCCTCTGGGTATTAAGAAAATTAAGTTCACCAGTAGTTCTACTAATGGGATGCATCCAGAGACGTTTGCAAACGTCTCCTTCTTCGCAACAGCTGTCAAAGAACCTCCCCCGAATGATATCATCGCTGTCGAAAATCTCGATCAAGATGATAGAACTGATGGAACACAGTATACAGAAAACATTCTCAATCCTGAGATTTCTGTAGTTGACCCTCTGGCACAAACTTTCCGTGTTGAAAGCTTTGAAGGTGGCGTGTTTGCTACTTCTGTCAATATGTTCTTCTCAGAGAAAGATTCGACTCTGCCTATCTCTATCAAGCTGACTGACACAATTGCGGGTAGACCTTCTAAGAATACATTGCCTGGTTCTAATGTTGTCTTAGATCCCAACACTTATTTGCGTGTTGTTACTAGTGGTTCTCACACCTTAATCAAGGATGAGATTATTGAAGGTGACACTTCTAACGCTCAGGGTCCTCTCTTGAAAGTTCTTGACTCTCAGAACACACCTGTTCCCGAAGTCAATGGAAACTTTACTCTTGCTACTTCACAGGTTTACACCTTGGTCTTGAGTAATCACAATAAAGAGACATTTATTCCTGGTGAACCTCTCGTCATTACTTCTCTGACGGTTGCCAATAATGCAAGATCTGGTGATGATATCGTTTCGATGGAAATCGTCCAAGATTCTGGTTATCTATCCCACATTGTTATGAACGATCTGGGTGATGGATATGCAGGTTCTACATCTGTTACCATCGAATCTCCTAGTCTGCCTGGTGGCGTTACGGCAACAGCTGTTCCTAGCGTTACTGATCAGAAGATTTATGAAATTAATCCTACTCTTGGTGGTAGCGAGTATACAACAGCACCTAGTGTGTTGATCGTTAGTACAAGTGCTACACAACTTGCTTCGGCAACTGCTGTTGTTAAATATAACAAACCAGCTGTGAGAATGGGTGTTGCTACTGATAGCAAAGCACTTATTCCTACAGAGTTCCATTTCCAGTACCCTGTATATCTTGAAAATGACCGTGAATACGCTATTATCATCGAAACAAATAGCACTCAGTACCAGACGTTCATCTCTCGCCTTGGCGAAACTGAGATTAATAGTAACTCTACAGTTACTACTCAGCCTCTTCTTGGTTCACTGTTTAAGAGTCAGAATAGCAATCTTTGGACCGCGAACCAATACGAAGATCTGAAGTTTGAAATTCATCGTGCACAGTTTGAAGTTGGTAAACCTGGCGTTATTAATCTGGTCAATGACGACCTCGGATATGAGAAGCTTGGTCCTAGTCCTATCAGAACTAATTCAGATGGTTCTGGCACAACTTCGAGTCAGTTGTTTGGTGCAAACACCAAGATTATTAAGATTGACCACAAGAACCACGGTTTAAATCCTGGTTCCTATGTTGCATTAAAGAATTCTGATGGTGTTGGCGGTTTCTCTTCCACAACTTTGAATAACCAAATTCTCCCAGTTGTTGATGCTGGCATTGACTTCTACACATTATTAATGCCTGTTGTTGCAGGTGGTACTGCTATCGGTGGTGGTAACGATATTGTTGCTCTGGGTCAAGTCAAGTTTGAGAAAGCTTTGGTCAAGATTGATGCTATGGATTATCCAGAGACCGATCTGCAGACCAGAGTCCAAACAACTAAGATTAAACCAGTCGATAGTAGAGAAACTATTACTGATTATGAGTTAGAAGAGTTTGTCCCCATTATTTTGAATAAGGAGTATTATTTCCCAACACAACGTGTTATTGCTTCTAAACTGAATGAAAAAATGTATGCTTCTCGTATGAATGAGAAGAAGTCATTTACTGTTTCTGCAACTCTCAATACATCTAATCCCAATCTTTCTCCGATTATCAATCTCAAGAATCCTAAGGCAATTCTCACAACCAACCGTGTTGAAAGTCCTACTGGAGCTGAGAGCAGATACGGTAAGAAAGTCCAACAGGTGGAAATGTATAAGACTGTTGTGATGAGATTTACCGATAGTGCAGGCACTCCTGCAACTCTGGGTTCAGCTCAAACTTTTGAAGTTACGAGTGGTATTGGTCAGGTTATCACTGGTAAAACATCTGGCACCAAAGGTGTTCTGTCTTACTGGGATGCATCTTCTCCTGGTGAAATGTATGTGAGAATTATTGAGGGCGATGGTTTCATTCTTGGCGAAGAACCTGTATTCAGTGGTTCCTCTTCTTACAACCAAGAGTGGAACTTTGATGGTGTTACTACCAACCCTACATCTGGAGCTCCTAATGGTTTCACCTTACCTCTGAAGATTGCTGGTGATCTGTCTCTTGCTCAGTTTGATATTGATCCAGACATCGACATTGCCAACAACACAGACACCAAGACTGGTAATGCTATTAGATGGAACCAAGAAAATTATCGCCTCATTTTCAATTCCAATGATGCAGAATTTGTAATGGGCGATCTAGTTGGTGCTGGTAATGTCACGACTGGTCTCTACGAGTCTGGTTTTGATGTTATTAATAAGAGCTTTAATGTTCCTCAGGAAATTAAGTATGTTTATGATGCATATGGTTTCCTTTACACACCAGAAAGACTTAAGAATTCTTCTAACGTCGCGAACTATGTGACTAAGGAAATCTCTCTTGATAATCCTGGCAATGGAATTACTATTAAGCTTACTGCTGCTCTGCAGGAGATTGATGATGTGATTGTGATGTACAAGACGAAGCGTGCTTCTCAGCAAGTCTTCTTCAACGAAATCAACTGGAACTATTTCAACAGGAATGGTTCTCCTGACGTGACTGTTGCTCCTTCGACTGGTACTAACTTCTCGGCAATTACAGAATCTGAATCTGACTTCAAAGAATATTCGTATACTGTGAATGGTCTTAAGGACTTTAACTCTTTTGCTATTAAAGTGATTATGAAGTCACGAAATCCGTCTATGCCCCCTAGAATCAGAGACTTGCGTGCTATTGCCACTTATTGATGTTCAGTCATATTCTATCTGAATTTTGGGCAAATGATCATATGAAAAAGGTACAAGGACACACAGATTATCATCGCGATGATACAGGGGCTATTATCAACCACGATAAAAGCTCCTTTGAGGCATACAAGCGTCAAAAAGCGCTTGCCCAAAGAAACTTGAATTATGAGCAGGAGATTATTAATTTGAAGAAGGATGTCTCCGATATCAAGTCCCTTTTAAAGGACCTGATTTCTAAACTATAAATACTCACATAAGGAACTGTTTAAACAATGGCGCTTACACGAATCAGGAGAACTGGTTTAAATGATGGGTTGGTCAGTGACGCCAAACTGGATAGTGGTGTAGGCACCCAAGCGGTCACTACATCTGTTATCCGTAATGGCGCTGTCACGACCCTGAAGTTAGCAGATAACTCCATTACTACAGAGAAGCTCAGTACCACTGGTGGTCTTGAAGCAATTAACACTGCGGTTATTAGAGATGGTGCGATTACTCCCGCCAAGATCGACACCACCGCGACTTTTAGCTTCTTTGCAGCATCAGTCGCTTCTTCTCTCTCGGTTACGGGAAAAGTTTCCAGAGACGACGCTTCGGGAACCGATGTATCTGGTTCAGATATTACTGTTGCTGGCGGTGCTGGTACTGGTGCTGCTTCTGGTGGTTTTATCAGATTAAAGACTGCACCAGCTGGTGTAACTGGCACAGGAGTTAATGCTCTGGTTGATGCTGTTGTTATTACAGGTCAAGGTAAAGTTGGTATCGGTGTTGGTTCTCCTACTGAGGATTTGGAAGTTGCCAACAATGTTGTCATCAATGGTGAGCTGACAGTTCTCGGAACTACAACTACAGTTTCTACAACTAACACTGTGGTTGGCGATAAACTGATCGAATTAGGTAACGGTATCGTTGGTTCACCTACTGGCGATGCTGGTATCGTTCTTGAGCGTGGTAGTGAAGATAATGCTTTCATCGGTTTTGATGAATCCGAAGACAAGTTTGCTCTTGGTATTGGTAATTTTACTGGTATTACTAGCGGCGATCTTAATTATACCACTGGCACACTAATTGCCAATCTGGAAGCTAATTCATTAACAGTTTCTGGTTTAAATTCCTCTGTCGTCTTTGATGGCGCAGCTGTTACTATTGAACCTACTGGTTCAAACACTCCGATCCTTAAAGTTGATCCTGTTAACAACAAAATTGGTATTGGGCAAGACCCCAATAACAGCCTTGCTCAAATCTTACAAGTGCAAGGTACCGTTGGTGCTACGGCATTCATCGGTGATGGTAATGGTCTGACTAACTTGTCTGGTTTCACTGGTGCTGGCGATGGTACAGAAGCAATTCCTGGTATTTCGTTCTTCCAAGACCAGGATAATGGTTTTTATCGCCCTGCTCCAGATCAGATTGGTTTTTGCTTGGGTGGCGATGAAAAGATTCGTTACAACGATCAAGGAGACTCGCTTGTCCTGACAAAAGATGTTCACGGTCAAGATGCTGGTATTGTGACCACTGCGACAATTCAAGCTTCTGTTATTGACACCTTTACTTCTACAGATTACTTTAGCGGTAAGTATGTTGTTCAGGTAGTGTCTGGAGCTTTTGTTCAGACTAAAGAAGTCCTGGTTATGCACGATGGCACTGACATCTTCATTGAGGAATATGCCACTATGACATCTGGTGGACTTAATCAAGGTGCACTGGGTACGATTACAGCTCAGTTTAACGGCGGAAATGTTGAGGTGATCTTCACTCCGACATACGCCACAAACACCATTAAATACTATAGATCCCTCATCAGATCTTGATATAAATAAATCTAGATTCTAACTGCCTATCCGAAAATGACTGTCAGAAACGTAGCAAAAAATTATACGTTTGAACAGCAGCGCCTTGAGATTAATGATATTGGCGCTGACAATGGCGACTTTTCTGGCAAAATCATTGCTCAGGCTGTTGCGAATAACCTTGTAGCGCAGACTATTACAGATTGTCTGCTTGAACTTGATACTGAGTTGGGACCCATCGCAAGTATTACTGGCGAGATTCCTGCTAATGATAAAGATAATGTGGTAGAGGCAATTAATTATATTACCGATACTATTATCAAAGCTTTATCTCAACTAACCACTGTAGATAAAACTAGTATCGTTAATGCGATCAATGAACTTGATTCTGACGTTGGCGATTTAACACAACTGTCTGCAAACATTGCAGACCATACTAGTTTAGTTGCTGCTCTTAATGAAACAAAGGATATCATTATTGGTGTTCTTTCTAACTTAAGTACAGTTTCCAAATCCAGTATCGTTGCTGCTATCAACGAAATTAAAGACATTACCATTGGTAATCTTAACAACCTCACAACACAAAACAAAGCAAACCTTGTTAATGCAATCAATGAATTGCAGGTTGAGGTGAATACCCTTGCTGCCCAGGTCGGTGTGTCTGTGGAAGCAGGTCTTGATGCTACTGCTCTTGCTATCGCTCTCGGTTAATAAAAAATGGCAAATAAATTTATCTCAACTTCTAAAACAGGTATCGGTACTACCGACACTTCTATCTACAGGGTAGAGCTGCAAGGCACGCAGGTGGAGAAACAGACTGTGATTATTGGGTGCAACCTAGCGAACACCACACAGACAGCTGTGATTGCCGAGGTCAAGATTAATAGATACCCAGCGTACTCTATCGATCCTCAGTATCCGAAAGACGATGTGTACATTGTCAGGAATGTCCCCATTCCTGCAGGATCTGCTTTTGAAGTAATGCAGGGTCAAAAAATCATCCTGCAATATAATCCAGATGGTTATAGACTTTCTACACCTGCTGTTAGCGATACTCTTTCCGCAGATGTGACCAGTGCTAGTGTTGTGTCGATTACTATTAGCGATAACACGGGTCCAAAATTCAATCAGCAAGATTACATTATAGTCAATAATGAAATTATGCAGATCACATCACTTGCAGGTACAGGTGATACCACATTGAACGTGGATAGAGCGCAAGCAAACTCTACTCCTACAACTCACACCAGTGGAGACTCAGTTCAAAAGGTTGATGTTGGATTGGGTGACGAAATTCTCGTTTCTTGCGATACTACAGGTGCTCTTGATTGTTTCACTAGTTTTATGGAGGTCTCGGTCTGATGGCATATCTTGGACTTAATCCTGAAGCTTACGTTTCAAAAATCAAGGAGCTCCAAGATATCTCGTCGCAATTCAACGGGACAGATACAAACTTTGAGCTTCGCACAACTAACGGCGATGTAGTTACAGTTGCACAATCGATGCAACTTAGCGTTAGTTTAAATGGTGTTGCTCAGCAACCTAATACTGCTAGTGCTAGTAATGCTCCTGGATCCTTCTGGGTTCAGGGAGACAGAATTTACTTCTCCGAAGCTCCTGAAACAGGAGATACTTTCTTTGGTCAAGTTCAGAGCTCTGTTGTCAATAATATGGATAGATCGGAGATTTTCTCCGAGACATTCACTGCCAATGGCATTGACTCTGATTTTACAATGTCCAAAGCGCCGCCAAATGTGCACGCAATTCTGGTGACTATTGATGGTCTGGTGCAACATAAGGATGCATATACTCTGGTTCAACAAAACCTAGTTCTTCGCTTAGACGATGCTCCTGATATTGGATCTATCATCGAAGTCACTCACATCGGTTTCTCTTCGTCCCTGGTTGGACCTACCAGTGCTGTTAGTTCTTTTTACGGAAGAGCTGGTGCCGTCGAACTCTTACAAACCGATGACGTAAATGTTAGAGATATTGATTGCTACGGCTCTATTGGCGTCGGTAATTACTCTCCTAGTTTCAAGGTTGACATTGACGGTGCTTCTAATACTAGCAACTGTCTTAGAGTAAAAGCTCAAACTTTGCCGACGATTACATTAGAGTCGGCAGATACTGGCGGCAAAACGAGGTTAATCCAAAATGGCGATGACTTTCATATGTTCGCTGATGTTGGTGGTGTTACTACTGACATCCTTGTGGCAACTCAAGGATATATTACCACTCAGAATTCTATTGGTAGTTTCGCTGATAGAACTACTGTTAACATTGCGAGTGATTCCACTGGTGTTACCCAATCTCTGAACGATAATACTACAAAGATTGCTACTACAGCTTTTGTTCGTCAGGAAGTTGCCGACCTCATTGGGTCTGCCCCTGGCGCACTCGATACATTACAAGAATTAGCTACCGCACTCGGAGATGACCCCAACTTCTCCACTTCTGTGTTTACTGCTATTTCATTGAAAGCAGATGCTACTAGTGGTACTACAAATCTGCAAACCCTAAACAATGCTACCATTAATGGGGTTTCTATTCAAGCTGATCCTGGTGGTCCTGCACCTAACAGGATTCGTCTTGGTAATGTTATTTTCCCTGCTACCCAAGTTGCCGATATTGGTTATAACCTCGTGGTTGCTAGTAGTAACATTGACGGAACCGTAAATATGGAATTCAGTGACCGCAATGAAATGCGGGACATCTGGTTGTTCAGCTAAATATCAAGGAGGATACAGTATACAATGGCTCTCTCAAGAGGAAAACTTACTGGCAATGGGAAGAACATTCAGTTCGTCCCTTCGGGTACTGCTGGTACGATTTACGTAAATCCTGCAGCTACAAAGACATATTTCAAAGGTTTTGTTGTTTTTAACGGCAACACTACTACCGAAACTGTGAACCTGTATCTGGCAGAAGACAACGTTGGTGCACTCGATACTATCGATGCAGCAACCAAACCCCAACAGTTTATCAGACAAGAGCTGAGTTCTGGTGAAACGTTCTACGTTGAACTGAACTATCCTATCGTCCTAGAAGATGAGAATGATGCAATCTATGGTCTGACAGACACAGCAAATAAAGTCACTATTATCTTAATTGGCGATAAGGAGTCGTAATGCCATTTCGTATTGGTAGTCTTAAAACTCTGAACTACGAAAGTCGGTTAGACAATATGACCGACGAAGGACATTTGCGTCCTTTTTACGATACGACTAAGATTAGAAATACTCCCATCGAAGCTGTCCGCACTATTCGCGTGACACCCCAAAATGGTGATCCAGTAATCAATCACAATCTTGATACTCAAGGCGCTCTCGTTCTGGACAGAGGAGAATATATTTTAGAGACAGTTGTCGTTAATGATGCTGTCTTTACTGTTCAGTTCACAATGTGGGGTGCAGGCGGAGCTGGTGGATCCCAAGCAGGCGGTGTTGGTGGTGGTGCTGGTTACACAGCTGGTGGTTTGAGACTCATCGCTGGACAGCAGTATTATATCTGCGTTGGCGGCGGTGGCGATCCCAGGTCATCTGCATCAATCACTTCTGGTGGTGAGTGCGGTGGTGCTCTTGGTGGTCTTTCTGGTAATGAATATGGTGGATGTGGCGGAGGACTTACAGGAGTTTTCCGTAATTCTGCTGTTCAATCAAATGCACTTTTGATTGCAGCTGGTGGCGGGGGTGCTGGTGCTGATCAAAGTGCTGGTGCTGGCGGTGGAGCAAATGGTCAAATTGGTCAACTGTTCGATCAGAGAGGTGGCGGCGGAGGTTCCCAAACCGAGGGAGGTTTCGCTGGTTTTACCGATGCATTAGACGGCGCTTCTTTAAGCGGTGGTAGAGCAGGTGCGCTACTAACTTATCCTGGTGGTGGCGGCGGCGCTGGATACTACGGCGGCGGTGGCGGTGGTAGTGGTGATGTCAATGGTCACGGTGGAGGTGGTGGTTCCAGCTTCGTTGACCAGACTCGTATCATTGCTGGTTCTACCGCAGCAGGAAACAATAGACTTCCTGCAAATGGTGCCGATCCTGATAGAGGAGTCGCTGGTCAAGGCGGTCTCCAAAATCAGTCTGGCACTGATGGTAAATTTATCATCACCTAATAAATAATTTTTAAAAGGAAATGGCGTACTTAGGCGTTACACCCAAAATTGGTAACATCCGTAAATTGGATGACGTTGCTGCACAGTTCAATGGTGTGGCAACTGTATTCAACTTGCGTGTTGGTGGTCAGGTAATTTTCCCTGGTTCGCCTTTACAGCTTCTCATCTCACTTGGCGGTGTGATGCAGGAAGCAAATGTTTCCTATCAGATTAATAATGATCAGATTACGTTCTCCGATCCTCCTAACCCTGGTATCGACTTCTTTGGTCTTGTTATCGGTGACACTATTGATGTTGGTGAGCCTTCTGATGGTACGATCAATGCCGTTAAGCTGAATCAAGGTGCCACCTTTACGATGGGTGGTTTGAATGTCAATGGTCCTATCTCTATTGATAGTTCTACATTGGTAGTAGATGAAATATTTCACCGTGTTGGTATTGGTAGTGCATCTCCTAACAACAGACTATCTGTTTCAGCTGGTGATATCGAATTAGATCCCACTCGGTTACTGGTTTGGGGCGGTGCTGCAAATAAATCCCAGATTCAAGGTGCGAATCAAAACCTTGTTCTTAAATCGGATGCTGCCACAAATGATGGATCTATTCAGTTGAATGGTGGTAGCGTTATCCTAAACAACAATCTAACTTTTGGAGTTGCTGGAGGAGTCAGCAACGTTGTTGCTGCTGGTACTCAGATGAGATTCTATGACTCTGGTCAGAGCACAAATGCATTCTTGTCTGGAAGCAATGTAGGTGTCACCCTTAATCGCGAGACCAGCATTAACGGTGCTTTACTCTGCAGTAGCACTATCAGAGTTGCAGATCGGATTATGATCGAGACATTTAACAATGACGACCATATTAATATTACTGATTATACTGGTATTTCTGCTGGGACTTTAACAACTACCGCTGGTACAGAAGCTTTCGATACTCTGACTGCGGCAAATGTCAGAGGTGCTAAGTATCTGGTTCACGCTTCTTATGGTGGTGACGTTTCTACTAGCGAGATTATCGTGACGCATAATGGTACAGATGCATTTGTAACGATGTTTGGTGATGTCCATACCAATCCTGGCAACGCTGTCGCTACATTTACAGTGGAACTTACAGGTGGTAATGTAGAGGTCAGAGCGACTGGTACAGTAGGAACCTTTATTCAGTTCACTCGATTCACAATGAATGTGTAATCTCTATAAATAGAATTTGAAAACCTATATCCGAACCAATCGGGGGAAAGGGAACCACGATGGCAA